GCTGCGGCTTTACCTCTAGGACAAAGTTTTGTCATTTCTTATTTCCTTTAATAATTTATTTTTTTTAGTTTCAAAGAATTTATTTTCTAGATTAGTTTGAAATTTATTAGACAATTCTAGTTCTTTTAATTCGTTAGCTCTTTCAAGTTGGATAGCTATTAACTTTAACGCTGTAATTATTTTTTCCATTATTTTTTATCCTTATCTTTAAACGCTCGTTTAGCTTTACCATATACTGCAGCTCCGCCAATAGCACCTGCTGTTCCAATACCAACATTTTTAGCAATTTTAAGTTGTTTATTTAATTTAATAACTTCAGGGTCTCTTGGTAGTCCGCCATATTCCGGTGGTAACTTATCTCTAGCAGCCTTTTCTAATTTTTTAGCTTTTTGTGCTTCTTTATAAGCTTTACCCATACCTTTAAGTAAATTAAGCATTATTTTTTCCTCGCTGTCTTTTTAGCTCTTTTAAAATCTGATGGCTTTGGTGCACCCTTTGCACCTTTCTTTCGCATTTTACCACCACGTTTTCTTTTAGCATGAATGTTTGCATATAAACCTGGACCAGCCATTAGATTAACTTTTTCTTTTTCTTTTTCTTATTAGCAGCTGCTATAAATTTTGCTTTTGGATCTGCTTTTGTTATTTTAGGATTTTTATCTAATCCATAGATGACGCTTTGCATTCCTAAATTTTTAGGACCAAATGTTTTTTTAATTTTATCTACGTTTGATTTTTTCTTAGGCATTAAACCAGTTCCTCTTTTGTAACCAATTCTGCCACCTTTAGCTTTTTTTTCAATTTTCTTTTTTGGTTCGTAAATTCCTGGAGTTACATCTTTGCCTTTTGAAATACCTGATTGTGTAATTCTTTCACCTCTCATGCCTTGAAGTTTTTGTCTTAGTTGTCTTGTTTCGTTTGCAATACCTTCATTTATAGGTTTAAATGATTTTTGCACATTACTTCTAGCTTTAATAATTTCTTTTTGATATTTTGGAATACCTTCAAATTTTGTTCCCGGTTTAAAAGATTTAATAGCTTTACCGTCTCCACTTTTTTTACCACCTGTAATAAGGTTTTTAACAAATTGTGCTGCGCCTACATATTTATTTGTCATTATTTTTTTCCTCCGTTTCTAAATATTTGTGTACCCTTTATACCATAAATGCTCGCCACGACAAGGATCCACAAATTTGTGAACCATGACGGGAGCTGCGAGAACATCTCAAAGAATAATTTTACCTTGTCCATTGCTGTTGGGTCATCCGATATCACTGCCCAGGCTAGCACAACCACGGGCAAACTTAAAATTATAAGAACGGCCTCGTCCTTCCAGTCCGATTGCCTAGCTTCTAACAATTTGCCCTGGTATTGTTCCTCACCTTGGGCCATCTTAGTAGCATGCATCAGCTGTGCCTCTGACATTGCCATCTTCGTCTTCTGCTTGTTAGCATATATTTTACTTCCAGCAGAAACGGCTAATTTTATTGCCGATAACCACATGATTAGTACGCTTTAGAGTTTCTTTTCTTTTCTGCTAACATTCTTTTCTGACCGCCAACTGGCATTTCAGGTTTTCCTGTTGCAATAAAGTTAAAAGCTTTGTCAGCAGTTGTTTTAGATCTAGGATCTATCTCAACTTGTTGATCTGCAACCTTAACTTCTTTTATTTTATCTAGTTTTTGCATTTATGCTCCTTTTTTCACTCCTTTTATAACACCTTTGTTCTTAGATGCATAGAATATCTTTTCACCCTTCTTTTTTCCGTATTGTTTTTTCATAGATTTCATAATTTTCTTACCTTTTTTGTTTAATGGCATAATTAATCGTCTATCATGACCTTAGCCTGGTCAATTCCTGTTTTTGCAAGGCTAACTCCGGCACGTAATTTAGCTAAATCTTCGTTTTGCTCAAGTTTATCCTCTGCAAGATCACCTTGTTGCATTAACCTTGACTTAGCAATGTCTATTTGTGCCTTGTCATACTCTTTTTTACGTTCATTTTCCATAGCACGTAGGTCAACTTCTCTAGATTTTAGTTTTAAAAGTGGATCAGAGTCAAACTGTGATGTAATTTTCTTTTCTTCCTTCATAAATTCTTCTGTCATCTCTGCAATCAACACAGATTTTCTTGCTTCAATCTGATTTGTCATCATTTGTAGTTGTTGTGCTACTTGAGGATTAGCTGCAGCTTGTTGTTGCATCATCATCATCTCTTGCATTTGCTCTCTAAACTCTAATTGCACCTGTTCTTGTGCCATTAAACTAATATGTTCTAAAATATTTTTCTGTATCGCAGCCATAACAGCAGGATTGTTTCTAACCATGTTAGTTGACATAAAATTTAAGTGCGCTGTGATGTGTGCTCTATGATCTTGACCAGGAAAAGCTTGAAAAGGTTTGCCACCTAAAGCATTTATATGTTCCATACTTGGGTCCATGGGTGCATTTGGTGCAGGCATTGGTAGTACTGCATCAACATTTTTTACACCGATTGCTTCATACATATTTCTATATATTTGATACATGTTATGCAGTTGTGGATTTGATGTTGCAATTTGTAATTGTGTTTGTGCGAGTGTAATTCTTTGAGACATAGAAAATATATTTGGATCTGCAACTGGCACCACATCTATTCTATCATCAAAGTCTGCTTGTTTAATATTTCTTTGCCCACCTATTACATCATAAGGATATTCTGGTGGCAGATATTGCCCAACTACTTTTGCAAGCAATCTAAATTCGTCTTTCATACCTGCATAACATCTTTTGTGTATTGCAGACATGACTCTTGAACCACGCTCTAATAATGCAATTGTAGTTCCAACGGCTGCTCCTTGGTTTCCATCACCAACTTGCATATCGGCGATTGCAGCAAATCTTTGTCCTGCTTGCACAACTATACCTAATAAATTTAATAATGTTTGTGATGGCTCCTTGTATGGTAATGGAAAGAATGCATCTCTTAAATTACCACCTGGCGCATCAACATCTTTAAACTCACCAGGTTGTATAGGAGATGCTTCGTCTCTAACTCTAACACCTCTTTGTTTAAATCCTGCTGGCAAGTTTGATAATGTTCCCGCATCTAGTAATTGACGGAGAGCAGACGTTGCCGTTCTGCTCAATCCGCCAATCATGTGAATAAGTCCAAAGCCATAAAATCCAAGTCCTGGCAGAAATTTGAAGTGGACAAAATATTGGATCTTATTTTTCTTTAGATCATCGGGCGCATAGTTTCTCCGTATAGAGAGAACTAATCGGCTACCTTCTTCTACAGTTACTATGTAGGGTAATTTTACTCCAGTTGGTTGACCATCTGCACCAACTTCTTCGAAACCTTCTAAGTCTAAATTTACATGACACTCTAACAGAGTATACATTGTATCTTGTTTACCAACTTTTTTAGTTCCGTCTAATTCTTTTTCTTTTTTCTCAACGTCATTTTGTTCTACGTTTCCTGGAGGTGCTAAATCTATATCTCTATAAAAACCACCGACTTGTTGTTTTCTTAGTTCGTTCTCTGACATTTTAACAACGTGTATAACAGACTCTGCATCATTTAAACTTGTTGCCGTGTATGGTACAACTAATTCATCCGCAGGTACAAATTTTGATACGACTCTAGCTAATGGTACATCGTAATAAACTTTTTTAAATGTAGAACCTGCAAGTGGTAAATGAAATAACATTGAATCAAACTCTTCTTCATACTCTTTCATCTGATCCATGATTAAATAATTCATGTAATCTTTTACACGAGTTGCTTGTTGCTCTACAGGTGGAGATACAACTCCAACTATTTGTGTTCTTACTGGTCCATCTGCTGGTAATAATTCTTTGTAAGCTTGTGCTTGAAACTGTGTGACTGCTTCTGCTAACACTGGGTGTGTTGCACCAGATGCACCTTGAAAAGGTTCTGTTCTATTTTCATATTTAAATCCTAAAAGATCTAAACCTGATGTATAAGAACTCTCCCAATCTTTTCTTGACGCTTTATAATCCATAAAATTTTGAACCATGTCATTTCCGATAGGTTCTAAAATGTCATCTGGTAAAATATCTGCTAGGTTGTCAAAGTGATTTTCTGTGCCCGGTATGTTTATAGCTCCCGGTTCAAAGTCTATTGTTGCGCCGCCGTCTTCTTCTGGTGTGACCTCTACAGGTCCTTTTTGTTCTTCTGGTTCCTGAACATTAACTTCTTCTGCCATCTCTTCATCTGAAGGAATGTCAATTTTAGTTCTAGTGTTCGGGAGTCCTTTATCTATTTCTGCCATTTAATACTCCTATGTTTTGATACCACGTTTTATTAGACCTTGCAACCCTTCAGACATTGGTCCTGATTCTGGCGGTGGGCCTGACGAATCGCCAGCTTGTTTTAAGATACCACCCCCTGCTCTGTTTTTTCGTTTTTGATAATCAAAGAAGGGGCCTGTCTTGGTTCTAAAATCAGATTGTACAATGTCATCATAAAAATTTAGCTGACTTGGTTCTTCTTGAACTTGTTGATTGTAAGGAAAGTTTTTTCTTTCTCTAGCAGCTTTTACGTTTAATGTATCTATTATTCTATCTTTTTTATCAAAGAAATCTTCATCAAGTGTTTCTTTAATTAATTTATCTAATCGTGTAGTTGTATCTTTTGGTGTTTTTTTTATACCTTCATCTATCAAGGATTGTATTCCTTTTCTTAAAGAACCTTTACTAAAACCTGCACGGCCACCTTTTGCTAGATTAGCTACACCACCAAAATCTGCTATCTGTTGTGTTTTTAATTCATCTGGTATTTGACCTATTTCTAAAGACTCTCTATCAGCTTGTTTTTGTAAAAGATCTAACTGTGCAGGACTATAAAAACCTGTATCAAATAAGTTTTTAATTGGTCCTAAAATTTTTTTATCATAGTCCATTCTATTTTGCATTTTCTTAGCATCAAACACTTCTTCTTTAGCCGCAAAAGCTTGTTGTTCTGGAGAACCAAGTTTTAAAACATTGTATATGTTTTTGCCGTAAGTAGGTTCTGATCTTTCTAATGCTTCTAGAAGTTCTCTTAGTGCTTTGTTTTTATCTCCTGTAGAAAACATAGGAGCTGATCCAGATGAGTAAGGATCATCTAAACTTGATATACCCTCTTGATTAACTTTTAAATAATTTTCATATTTTTGTTTTAAGTCAGCATCTTTTTTAAGAGCATCAGCAAAATCAGCAGACAGACCTTTTGTATCTGTTCCTAATATCATTGTATTTCTATCTGTTTCTTTTTCTAAACGTTCTCTTGCATCTTTTGGCATTGCATATTTAAGCAAAGATTTAGATAAAGATTCTTTATAAGTGTCACCATCACTTAACATTCTGTTAGCTATCAAACCACCATCAATAACAACTTCACCTGCGAGTCCATAAGGACCTAACAAACCGGCTAGTGTCGTGCCTGTACCAACTCTAGTAACTGCTCTTATTTTTTGCGCTGTCTTTTTAGCTTGTGCATCATTCATCTTTCCAGATTTAAATTGCTCTGACTCTTTTACTAAACCATCCATAGCTTCTTGTATTGTGCAAACTCCAGCTTCACCTCCATTGCTCTTTGGGCAAAACTTCATAAGTTTTTTAAATAACGGAGATCCTTGTTTTAAAGTTCCTTCTTGAACCATGCTTTTACCTAACATTTGAATTCTGTTATCTCTCATGCTCAAAGGATCTGCAGAACTAGAAAATTTTAAATTTCCTTGTGGGTCTAAATTAATA